CGAACAGATGCTACGGGAACGGGAAGTTCAAAAGCAGCGGTCTGAATATGTAGAAGCTTACCACGACCGCGAAGAGGATGCGCGGGGCAAATACGATGACTTTGAACAGGTCGCGTACAACCCCAACCTCCGCATCACGACCGTGATGGCCGAGACAATCCAGACCTCTGATGTTGGTCCTGACGTAGCGTATTATCTAGGGTCCAACCCCAAAGAAGCAGACCGCATATCCCGTTTGTCGCCTATCTTGCAGGCCAAGGAGATCGGTAAGATTGAAGCCACGTTGGTTTCAAATCCGCCGGTCAAAAAATCTTCGAGTGCGCCCACGCCTATTTCACCTGTCACTGCCCGTAGTAGCGGAACGTCCACATACGACACCACTGACCCACGGTCTATCAAGTCGATGACCACGTCAGAATGGATCGCCGCTGAACGAGCCCGACAGGTAAAAAAGCTGGAAGCTTCGAAATTCCGTTAACCCTCTACGCCTGAAAGGCTGACCAATGGCTAATAGCATTCTCACAATCGACATGATCACCAGAAAGGCTCTGGAGATCCTCGAAAACAACCTGGTGCTTTCGCGTAACGTGAACCGCCAGTACGATGACAGCTTTGCCGTCGAAGGCGCGAAGATTGGCTCCACGCTGCGTATCCGCCTTCCTGATCGCGCTCTCGTCACCAACGGCGCTGCGCTTCAGGTTCAGGACGACAATGAGCAGTACACGACCCTGACTGTTTCTACCCAGAAGCACATTGGCGTGAACTTTACCTCTGCCGAACTTACCATGCAGTTGGACGACTTTGCAGAGCGCGTTCTGAAGCCTCGCGTCAGCCAGTTGGCTGCCAGCGTGGATGCGGACGTGGCGAATGCCTACCAGAACATTTACAGCTCGGTCGGCACCCCCGGCACGACCCCCGCCACTTCGCTTGTCTTGCTTCAGGCCCAGCAGAAGTTGAACGAGTACGCCGTTCCTATGGACCAGCGTTACGCCACTGTGAACCCCGCTGCCAACGCCGGTCTGGTCGAAGGCATGAAGGGCTTCTTCAACCCCACCAGCACGATCAGCCGTCAGTTCAAAACCGGCATGATGGGCGAAGGGGTTCTTGGCTATGACGAAATCAACATGTCTCAGTCCATCGTGCAGCACACGACCGGTTCGCGTTCCACCTCGGACACGATCCTCGTCAACGGCGCTGTCACGACGCAGGGCGCGTCCACCATCAGCCTCGATGGCGGCACCGGCTCGGCGACCATCAAGGTTGGCGACGTGTTCACCATTGCTGGCGTGTATGCGGTTAACCCGCAGACCCGTCAGACCACCGGCAGTTTGCAGCAGTTTGTTGCTACCGCCACCGCCACCGCTTCCAGCGGCGCTTGGACCGACGTGGCGATCTCGCCCCCGATCTACACCGCCTCTCAGGCGCTGGCGACCGTGGACTCGTTCCCGGCGGACAACGCTGCCGTCACCTTCCTTGGTGCGGCTTCGACTGCCTACCCGCAGAACCTGATCTACAACAAGAACGCCATCACGCTCGGCACCGCCGATCTGCTCATGCCGCAGGGTGTGGATATGGCGTCTCGTCAGGTTCATAACGGCATTTCGATGCGTATTGTTCGTCAGTACGACATCAACAATGACCGTATGCCCTGCCGTATCGATGTTCTGTACGGTTTTGCCGTAATCCGCGCGCCTATGGCCGTGCGTATGTGGGGCTAACCCCTTCTATCTGGGGCTGCGGCCCCAGATTTCCCTCATCAACTCTTTAGGAGAATATCATGGCTCTTCCGAATGGCGCTGGTGGTTACCAGCTCGGCGATGGCAACATCACTGAAGTTAACATGGCGACGCAGGGCACCCCTGTCGCTAAGACCGCTGCGGCTACGCTTACCGCTGCGGAACTTACTTCTGGTATCATCACGTATACGGGCGCTGCGGTTAACCTGACGCTCCCCACGGTGGCGCTTACCGAGGCTCTGGTCACCAGCGCCAAGAACGACAGCTGCTTTGACGTTGTGATCATCAACACGGGCGCTACTAATGCGGCAACCGTTGTGGTTGGCACTGGTTGGACCATTGTTGGTGCTGCCGCCGTGTCTGCGGCTACTTCAGCTCGCTTTCTTGCCCGCAAGGTCGGCGATCTGGCTTGGACTCTGTACCGTATCGCCTAATCAACCAACGCCCCGCTTAACGGCGGGGCGTTTTCCACAGGTATTTTTATGATCTACATGCGCCACCCGGTTCACGGCACCAAAGTCGCCGTTATGGAAGCCGAAGCGATTTATGATGAAACGAATGGCTGGAGCCGCTATACTCCCGGCGAAGCCCCGCCTTCTGACGTGTCAGAACCGGTAAACGAACTTGCACCCCGGCGACGCGGTCGCAGGCCGCTGAATGAGGGAATAACCAGCTATGACGACAGCCGGGGATCAGATTAACGGAGCCCTTCGCCTTTTGGGCGTTCTAGCCGAAGGTGAAACGCCGTCAGCGGGCACGTCGCAAGACGCGCTGTTTGCGCTTAATCAGATGATTGACTCTTGGGGCACGGAAAAACTCTCCACGTTTACAACGCAAGAGCAGGTGTTTTCGTGGTTGCCGGGGCTCATCAGTCAGACGCTTGGACCTTCTGGCGATTTTGTTGGCGACCGCCCGGTTCTGATGGACGACGCGACGTATTTCGTGGACGCCTCGACCGGCATTTCCTACGGCATCAAAATAATCAACCAGCAGCAGTACGACGGCATCGCGGTCAAAACCGTCACCAGTACTTTTCCACAGGTATTATGGATCAACACTAACTACCCCAATATCGACATGCACATCTATCCGGTGCCTACCAAGGTTCTGGAATGGCATTTCATATCGGCGGCGCAGTTAACGCAACCCGCCACCATCGCCACACCGTTGTACTTTCCGCCGGGCTACCTGCGGGCATTTCGGTACAATCTGGCTTGTGAATTGGCCCCTGAGTTTGGCGTGGACCCATCTGCAACGGTCAGCCGGATTGCAATGTATTCCAAGCGTAACCTTAAGCGCATCAATAACCCTGATGACATCATGTCGATCCCCTACGCCATCGTCAGCACCCGCCAGCGGTTCAACATCTTTGCAGGTAACTTCTGATGAAGAGCCCTATCCTTGGCTCCGCGTATGTAGCCCGCAGCGTCAACGCTGCGGACAACCGCATGATCAACATGTTTCCAGAGGTTGTGCCGGAAGCTGGAAAAGAACCTGCGTTTCTCCAACGCGCGCCAGGATTGAATTATCTTGCTACGATGGGCGCAGGCCCGGTACGCGGGCTCTGGCAGTTTGGCAATTACGGCTACGCCGTGTCGGGCACATCGCTCTACAAGATCGACAGCAATTTTAACGTTGTGTCCAAGGGCACCGTGTCGGGCACCGGGCAAGTGTCAATGGTGGACAACGGTACGCAGTTGTTCATTGCTGCGGGCGCTACCGGCTACATCTACAACGCCAGTACGGACGTGTTCGCGCAGATTACGGATGTTGATTTTGCAGGCGCGGTGACGGTCGGGTTCATCGACGGGTACTTCGTCTACAACCAGCCCGACAGCCAGAAGTTTTGGGTTACGTCGCTGTACGATGGCACGTCTGTTGACCCGCTTGATTTTGCCAGCGCCGAAGGTTCGCCCGACAATTTAGTGTCTTTGATTGTGGACCACCGCGAAATCTGGTTGTTCGGGCAAAATTCTACCGAAGTCTGGTATGACGCCGGTCTGCCGGATTTTCCTCTTGCGCGCATCCAAGGCGCGTTCATCGAAATCGGTTGCGCTGCGCCGTTCTCCGTTGCCAAGCTCGACAACGGCGTGTTTTGGCTTAGTTCAGACGCTCGCGGGCGGGGCATGGTGTACCGTTCCAATGGTTACGCTGGCGTCCGCATTTCGACGCACTCCGTTGAATGGCAGATCCAACAGTATACCGACATCACGGACGCCGTGGCCTACACCTACCAGCAGGACGGCCATTCGTTCTATGTGCTAAATTTCCCCAGCGCCAACATCACTTGGGTCTATGATGTGGCTACTCAAGCTTGGCATCAGCGCGCCGGTTGGCTCAACAATCAGTTCACGCGTCATCGCGGCAACTGCCAAATGGCGTTCAACGGCCAGATCGTCATTGGCGACTATCTGACCGGCCAGATCTATGCTTACGATCCTACGGTCTACACCGAGGCTGGGTCGGTCCAAAAGTGGCTACGCTCGTGGCGGGCGCTGCCTACCGGCACCAACAACCTGAAACGCACCACGCAACACAGTTTGCAACTTGATTGCGAGTCGGGCGTAGGTCTGGACGGCGCAACGCCTGCGACTACAACCTATCTTAGCAGCATCTCGTCTGACGCCGCGTCCGCTGGCGCGATCAGCGGCGAATCGGAAGAAACTACAAACGAGATAATTGTGCAGGGTTCTGATCCACAAGTCATGTTGCGCTGGTCGGACGACGGCGGTCACACTTGGTCCAACGAACATTGGCGGTCAATGGGAAAGCTCGGCGAGACCGGGCGGCGCGTTCTGTGGCGCAGACTTGGCATGACCGTAAAACTTCGTGACCGCGTGTACGAAGTGTCTGGAACCGATCCGGTCAAGATCGCTATCATGGGCGCAGAATTGATTGTGAGCCCCACCAATGCCTGATAACATCACGCAGATACCGGCTCCGCGTGTTGCCATTTGGGACACGGTAACAAACTACGTCACGCGGGGGTGGTATCGGTACTTCTATAACCTTTACGCCATTCTTGGCAGCGGATCGCTTCGCAGCGGCGCGTTCTACGACACTACCACACAAACCGCCGCCGTTATCAATACGGCCTACGCCATCACGCTCAACAACACTAGTTTGACCCAAGGCGTTAGCATAGGAACGCCAACGTCGCGGGTTTATGTGGACCGCACGGGCTCTTACAACATCCAATTTTCGTTGCAACTAACCAGCACCAACGCGGCGGATAAAGACGTGTACATCTGGGCGGATGTAAACGGAACGTCCGTACCTGAGAGCGCCACCAAGTTGAGTTTGTCTGGTTCTAGTAAATCTTACGTTGCGGCTTGGAACTTTGTCATTCGCATGAGCGCAGGTGACTATTTCCGATTGATGTGGTCTACTACCAACACAAACGTCCAGATAGCCCGCATAGCGGCATCCGCGCCTGTACCGGCCATCCCATCGGTTATCTTGACCGTAGCTGCAAATATAGGTGAATAATGGCTGTTCTCACTCCATCCCCCAAGACAGCTTTTGTTGACGCAGCAGGCCAACCGCTTGTTGGCGGGCAGTTGTACACCTACATCGCCGGTACGACGACGTTGCAGGCCACCTACACGGACGCAACGGCGGCAACGGCCAATACTAATCCGATCATTTTGGACTCGCGCGGCGAAGCCAACGTTTGGTTAGGCAGTGCTGTTTACAAATTTGTGTTGAGGGACGCGGACAACGCGCTGATCTGGACGGTCGATTACATCTCGGCCCCCACGGCTGCGGTATCCCCCGTGCTGTCGGGCAACGTTACCATCGACTCCAACACGTCCTCGCCCGCGTTAAAAATTACCCAGACCGGCACGGGCGCGGCGCTTAAGGTGCAGGATTCCGCCGATCCTGATGTAACGCCTTTTATCATTGACGCTACCGGGCAAGTCGGCATTGGCACGGCCACGCCTGTGTCAGCGTTAGAAATTGCTTCGCCTGGCGTCTTTACCGGCGCTTGGGCGTATTTGCCCACCGGGACGGTCATGCTATTTGTGCAAACTTCCGCCCCTGTTGGTTGGACCAAGTCCACCACGCACGACAACAAAGCGTTGCGCGTGGTGTCGGGCGCGGCCAGCAGCGGCGGCACGACCGGGTTTACGTCCGTGTTTACGTCGCGGACAATTACAACCGCTAACATGCCCGCACATACGCACGGCATTACTGACCCTGGCCATACCCACGGGATTGCGGTAAATAACGTAGCCGCTAGTGGCAGTACGGGATCTGTCCTTGGCGGCGGGCTTACTTTTACTAGCAATTCGGCGACCACAGGTATTACTATTAATTCGGCGGGCAGTGGCACGGCAATGGACTTTGCCGTCCAGTACGTCGATGTCATCATCGCGACCAAGGACTGACGATGCAGCTTAAGAATGGCACGTTCTGCCCGCTGATCAAAAAGGATTGCGTCCAGCTCCAATGCGCTTGGTTCACGCAGTTGCGTGGGACGCACCCACAGACCGGCGCGGAGATTGACGAGTGGATGTGCGCCATCTCGGCCATGCCCATGCTCCAGATCGAGGTCGCCAAGGAGGCGCGGCAGGGCGCAGCGGCGACGGAGAGTTTCCGAAACGAGATGGTGCGGGCGCAGGCCGAGGTGCTGCCATCGTTCATTAAACAGTTGTCCTGAGGTGACGTATGCTGCCTGCTGAAGCCAACACGCTGGACAAGGTCGCGTATCGGGAAAAGATATTGGCGGCGCAGGCGCAAATGATGGAGTTGATCGCAGATGGCGCAACACCGGACACGTTATCAGACTGTGTGCTGATGCACACGTACACGCCGATCCATGAGGGATACGGATGCGGCACCTATGCCCGCCAGATGTTCATCCCCAAAGGAACCGTGTTGATCGGCAAGATCCACCGGCACCCTTGCTTGAACTTTGTCATGCAAGGGCGAATCGTGGTGACGACCGAAGACGGTCCTAAACTCATTACGGCTCCTTGTCATTTTGTGTCTGAAGCGGGCGTGAAACGGGCAGGATACGCGGAAGAGGACACCATTTGGGTGACCGTCCATATGACTAAATTTACAGGTGAAGAAAACCTTGATAGTATGGAGGACGAGCTGATCGCACCCACTTTTGAAGACATGGGCTTGGTTGCGTCCGTTGAGGCTCTGCAAAGGATCGCGTCATGACTTTCGGCATTTCAGCAACCGCTGCGCTCGCTGGGGCCACCGTCTTAGGCGGCGGTCTTGCGTATCTTGGGTCTCAAAACGCCGCCGAAGCACAAAAAGACGCTGCGGCTCAAAGTGCCGCCGCCCAGCGCGAAGCCGCTGATAAGAGCATCGCCGCCCAACGTGAGATGTTTGACATCGGTCGGGCGGACCTTGCGCCCTACCGGCAGGGCGGCGTTACTGCCCAGAACCAGCTTATGCAGATGTTGGGTATCAGCGGCGATACAACTGCGCAGGGATACGGCAAGTACGCCAAAGACTTTGGTATGGAAGATTTTACGGCTGACCCCGGTTCAGCATTTCGTCTTAAAACGGGGCTGGAAAGTCTTGAGCGAAGCGGCGCGGCCAGAGGTATGGGTTTGTCTGGCGCGGCGCTTAAGGGCATTACGCGGTACGGGCAGGACTACGCATCAAACGAATACCAGAACGCGTTTAACCGCTATCAAACAGAACGCGCTGCAAAACTTGACCCATTGTTTAAACTTTACACTGGCGGTCAGTCGGCGGCGGCGGGGGCGGCTACGCAAGCGGGCAATCTGGGCCAAAACCTTGGCAACACATATTCAAACCTAGGCACCAATCTTGGCACCGCCGCTACTAACGCGGGCGCGGCGGCGGCGGGTGGATACGTTGCGGGCGGCAATGCCATAAACTCTACAATTGGTTCTTTGGGCAACCAGTACATGAACGCCCAAAACGCAGCCAATCAAACTTCGTATCAAAACAGTCTCTTGGCTGCGCTCAACAACCGGGGCGGTAACTCAATTGAGCAAAGTCTGCTCAACAAACCATTCGGATAACTGCCATGCCTATGGATTACACCATTGCCGCCCCGCAGTTTAGCGTAGCCCCGGCGCAAGTTGGCGGCCCCGTAAACATGTTGACGGACGTGATGAAGTTGAAGGGCCTTCAACAGGACCAGCAGCTCAATCAGTTGAAATTCCAAGAGTACCAGCGGGCGCGCGGCGAGGCGGCGCTTAAATCGGCAGAAGAAAAAGCCAACAAGCAAGCGTTGATCAACGCCATGCGAAATTCTGTCGTTGGCGACACTGGACCGCAACAACCTGACGCGCGCGTCGCCGCTAACACTTTGCTGGGGCAAGGCAAACTTGGCGCTGCAATGACGGCGTTAAGCGCAAGCGAAGCGTTTACCAAGGACACCAAAGCCAAAAGCGACCTTGCTAAGATTGACATTGAAAATCTTGACAAAGATTTTAAGACGTTCAGCATATTTTCTCGTCAAGTTAGATCACCTCAAGACGCGGGCGTTTACGCTGAAGCGATGTACGACCATCCAACTATTGGCAAACTGATGCAGCGAACGGGCCTCACCAAAGAACAGGCTATCGCTAAAGCGCAACAGGATTACGCCGCCGACCCAGCGCGTTGGCTTGCAAGTCATGTCGATTTAACCGGTCAACAGGCTCTTGACACATTAAAGCAGACCACCACCAATACGGATGTTGGCGGTCAGGTCGTACAGCAGCAGCGCGATGCGTTTGGTCGTCCAATACCCGGCGGCGAGACGCGGTTGGACAAAACCGCAGTTCCGAAAGCGCCAGGCGAAACAGAAACGCCGGAACAAAAACTTGCGTTTGAAGGTAAAAAACTTGAACAAAGATCACAGTTTGAATTGGAAAAATCATACCCAGTAAAGAAAGCTTCAGTTGATGCTACGGCGGATGACATTGACGCGCAGATCGCGCGCGCTAAAGCACTTAAAGACCACAAAGGTTTGAGTAACATAACGGGCGGCGTTATGGGGCGCATAGGTAGTGTTGGCCCGGCAGCTACGTCCGCGCAAGCCGACCTAAACCAACTTAAAGCTAAAGCTGGGTTTGAGGCGCTTCAGTCAATGCGTGACCGTTCGCCCACAGGTGGTGCGTTGGGTAACGTGTCAGACACCGAAGGTAGGCGTTTGGAAGCATCTGCTGCGGCGTTAGAACAAGCGCAAGGTACGGATGATTTCAAACTTAAACTTGACCGATATATAGCAGATCTTGAGCGGTCAAAGAAATCTCTTAAAAACGCGTTTGACACGCAATATGGCAGCGTAAAGCCTAAAACTGCACCTGCAAAATCAGATGGCTGGACCATAGAGGAACACTGATGCCTGAATTTACGTTCACATCACCTTCCGGCCAAAAATTTAGCGTTACCGGTCCTGAAGGCTCCACCAAAGAGCAGGCTTTTGAAAAATTCAAAAGCATGAAGCCTGAATTATTTGGTGAAGCTGCGGCTGTTGTTGAGCCCGCGTCGCGCGGCGTTGCGGGTGAACCCGCTGCGCCAGAAACGCCTGCGGCTCGCACGCCCAAACGCGGTGGGTTTGCCAAGCAAGTTGGCGAGGCGTTGTACACGCCTGCCGAGACGCCGCGCATCCCAACGGCGAGTGAGTTGGCGGGGCGGTATGCGGATATTGGCGCAGGCACCCTGCAAGGCGTACCAGCTGGGATCGCTGGCCTGCCTGGCGACATAGGCAGTCTTGTCGGAATTCCGAACGACTACACATCACATGCGCTGGCTGACGCCATGTTTGGCCCTGCGGGGTCTCGTGACGTGCAATCGGGCCGCACAATTGGCGGTTGATTTCTGGCTTTGCTGGACC